GAGACGATGATGACAATGTTGATGATTTTAATAGTGATGAAACGGCATCACATATGTCATTCTTTGAAAATTTAAAACTAGAGGTGAGACAATGTATTTCAGATATTATTAGTACATATTCCTCCGCTAAAGCTACGGATAATAATCAGAAAACTTCGGATTGCAATGCAAGCCGAAGTTTTCCTCCAGACCCTGATAATGAGGATTCCTTTACAAATTTCTTAAAAACAACGGCATCGGATATTTCGAGTTTCGTATTTGATAATTATAATGAACCAGTAAAAGAAACGGGACTACCAATTTATTTATCCGAAGAGGATATTGTAAAACATAACTTAGAAAGAGACCAAATGAGACTACAAAGATTGATAGAACAACAGACAAAAACAGAAAAAGAAAATTTATCTAATGGTCATTATTTATAGAAATTTATTAATTTTGTTCCCCATCGCCATAGCCGGAGGCTAAATACTGGAGGAAAACGTAGACGAAGCGTAGCGAGTCGAAGTTTTCCGATTATATTCCGTAGACGTAGTCGAAGGAATATAAAATATTTATTTTTTCTTTTTTGTTTTCTTTTTTGGGAAAATTTTTATCCCAATATACATAAATGTACCTCTCAATCTTCCAACTATTTTGTGCATATGCACTCATAACAACTGCTACTGCCTCTACGCTAGCACCAGCATATTCATTAGATATTGCCAAGACTGCAGTATGGTTAAGTGGTGCTTCTTATTGTAATAAAGAAAATTATAAAACGATGGTTTTATCCGGTCCTGCGACAGGATTTATAGTGGAATCTATTCTATATGACCCAAAATCAGATTTACAAGGATTTGTCGGTGTGTTACCTTCTACAAAATCCATCTATATCACATTTCGCGGTTCTTCTTCTGTTCGAAATTGGTTAGACGATTTTAAAGTGTTGAAAACGCCATATGTAACGTATCCTGAATGTAATTGTGCTGTTCATAAAGGGTTCTATGGAGCAACAACTTCATTAAAATCACAAGTGATCGATATAGTTAAAATTCTCAATAAGAAATATAGGTATGATAATATTATCGTCACATCGCATTCATTGGGTGCGGCCGTCGGACAGCTTATAGCTATGGAATTAAAGGCGACTACATCCATAAATAGCACATTATTATCGTCATTATCTATATATAATTTTGGACAACCTCGTATAGGAGATGCAAAATATGCCGCATTTGTAAATACCATCATAGGGGAAAACAAATTGTGGCGATTCACTCATAATACAGACATAGTACCACATATTCCTCCCTTAAAAATGGGCTATGAACATTCATGTAGGGAGGTTTTCGAAGAAAAATACGGGTTAATGAGGATGTGTAGTACAACTTCAGGAGAGGATCCAACATGCGCGGATCAATATTCTTTAGTGCATACAACTATTTCGGATCATGAAATTTATTTGGGACATTTTTTAGATTGTAAAAATAGTACATATTCCTTCGGCTAACGCCTTCGGAATATAATCGAAAAACTGCTGGTCGCGATGCGACCATCCGTTTTCCTCCAAAAAATAGTACCATAAAATAAATATGTCTAATAATATATATATATAAATGTCATATAAATTGTTAGGTAATAGAGTTCCATATGAATATTTTATTACTACTGGAAAAGGGGAGTCTTCAGTAGGGTCAAAAGGGTTGCCATATGAGACGGGGTCATATGATGCTGCATTGAATGATGCTGGTATTGAGGATGCGAACATAGTTTTATATACAAGTGTTATTCCCACTGGAGCGAAAGAAATAACACACGAAGAAGGTTTAAAACGATTAAATTGGGGCGAGGTATTGGAATGCATTATGGCGCAAACGAATGGCAAAAAAGGAGAGACTATTTCTGCTGCGGTTATGACAACAAGTATAATTGATCCCAATGGAAAATATTTAGGTAGTTTTGCATGCGAATATTCTGGATCAGGTAGTCGTAAGGTTTCTGAAGATAGCTTGGGTCAATCGATAGCAGGTATGATTAAACGTCGTGGATATGGGGATATTAAAGGAGAGACGCAAATGTATAAGGATAATATGACGGATAAAGGTTACATAATTCATCCCGGTAAAAAGTATGTTTATGAAGAACTTCATATCAAAGAGTTGCATGGAACAGTCTTTGCAACCATATGTTTTATTTCTTATAAATATCCTATATTGAACGAAAGAGTAAAATTAAATGGTCCCATTAAGATGCCTGGATTAAAAAATAAAACGATGAAAAAACGAAGAGGTAGTAGGTAAAGCATCAACATTTATCATATTTATCTATCCAAATATGATATAAAAATATATAATATATAAAATATATTATATGTTATTTGATTCTGATAATACTGATTCATCCATACCTGTCCCTGGTCATATAACTATATTGAAACCACAAAACCCCAATCCAAAACCTGTGAGTTTTCCACGGGAAATAGTCCTTGTGCGTAAAATGTATTTTGATAAATATGAAAAAGAATTCGGTGACGGATTTTATCCTCAACTGACACCCATGGTTAACAATAGTTATGGGTATGATAGTACTGGATATGATAGTGTTAATATTACATTTAGATGGGCGGAAATTTATCCAGATGTTTGGATACAATCAGATAATTCCGTTATTTATGGATTTGATGGAAAATATGGTAAGGAATTGTTACAATCATTAAATGAAGAGGCAAATATAACAGCCACACAGATTTCTAATTCGGGCGCTAGAATAATTCATCCAAAAACTACAACCAATTCAACTTATCGATTGATAGATACGAGGGCTAGGGTCTAGTGTATATCGTTAGATCGGTTGGAGGGAAACGTAGGCTTGCTTGCAAGCCTACGTTTCCTGACTATAATCAGTAGACGTAGTCGAAGGATTATGCATTGTCATCGTCTCGTCCTTTCAATTTACCCGCCATAGTTTTCCTTGCATAGATATAAAAACTATAGCCTATAAGGGCTCCCATGATAGCACCCACTATCACTTGTATTACTGAATGATTTTTGTATTTTATTCGTTGATACATGGTTAACAGAGAGATAATTGCATAGAAAATGGTTATTTTCACATCTTTTAATGCAAAATATACGTAAATGGTTGAATATATTACGTTTTGTGCGTGACCTGATGGCATGCCATATCGGTCAAAACCGATGCGTTTTCCGCTATTTACGAGGGCGTTAAATATATGAATATCTTCATAAGGTCTCGGATATTTTAAAAATCCTTTTACTACAAAGTTGATTAACATGTTAATGGTAAACCCGAGTAAATAAATGTACAATAAGGATGTTTTTTTATATAAAAAATAGAGGGAGCTGGAGAATAATATAGGTGGACCGAAAAAACCACATAAATCTACCGCTTTTATAATCATATCCATTTGTTATATATATTATACCAATATAATTTTTTGTTTGTTTTGTGTTTTGTGGTTTGTGGTTTGTGTTTTGGATAGCGTTTAGTATTGATACAAATTTTCACTCATTAGAGTTACACTCCAGTCTCCGCCATTTAAATTTAACACATTCCCCTTGTCATCATATAAGGTTATGCGCATACGTTCAATGTTTACGGGTCCAAAATAGACGCGTTTATTATCTTGTAACGATCCTCCAAATTCCACATATACATTTCCCGTACTTAATCCACCCCCTTTTACCGGAATCAGTGCAAAAGTATCTGTTGTTGTAGGAGACGATAATCGATAATTGTATGATTTTTCATTATTTTTCATGATTTCATTAATACTATATATTTGTGATTGCGTTAATGTCCTGGGAGCGCTAGGTAATACTTGTGGTACTGCCGAATATGTGGCGTTTAGTTTGTCTGAATATAGTATTCCAGATGCACCGCTAATCGATGGGATCGGATTGGCACGAGTGCATGTATACGGCATATCAGGTGTATAATACGAGGGTAGTTTGATAGATTTTGATGGTTCTGCGATACCGATTAACCCATTGTTAATGTGATTTTGATTATAATCATCAATCGCCAATATCAAATATTTGGGACCATATAAATCGACTACTGCTGGTGCTTTATTTCCGGATGGGTCAAACTTTATATATGGAACTCTATACCCCATTATCCAACCCAATGTTTGATTAATGTTGAGTTGTTGTGAGCATCCTAAAAAACACGTTAGTGACGCAGTGGGATCAAAAAATACGATATTGGTAGATGCATTTACTGGATATGTGGTTGCATTATGTGTAAAAGTGAGCCCCCATAGATTCATAGTCATTTTCCCACTAGCCTCACTAATGCTCACGGGATAACTAGATAAGGATGCGTCAAGTATCGTCGCAAACCCGGCTGATCTGATCGATGTATTTATAGCCGTTGTAAAAGAATTCATATCATAATTTCCTGATTCGATCGATATATTTACACCCGGTTTGCTAAGGCCATTTGCATCAGTTAAAAAATAGGGATCTCCCGAGGCATCTAAAAACACTATCCAGAAACAATTCGTGCCATTATAGGCATCTACTGCATACCAGCTATAAGGAATTTGATATGAGTATAACTTGAGAGAAAGAGTATTCAATAAAGGTTCAGTTAAATCCAATGTATAATCAGTGGATAAATCTGTTTCTACGGAAGATTGTCTATATTGACTATCTAGATTTATCAGTCGTGTGGTGGTGTTTTCCAAATTAGGATTCAATGAATCTTGGGCTACGTCAATAGATTTAACGTTATTTACACCTAATTGCTCTCGTTTCATGGGTAAATGATTGTCATTATATACGTCTATTTTTTGAACACGCTCGGTAATTTTATCGTTTTGAACTTGTGATGATTGTTTTAATGCTTGATTTGCCCACCAATTAGCGGTCTGTTCTTTCGCTCCCTGCATTTCAGCGGGGTCGTCACCTGTCTCTAAATCATCCACGTATTGCTCTAATTTATTCTGCATATCCATAAAAAAATTCATCATTTCGTTATTGTTTTCTATTTCAAATCTAGATATATATGTGTTTGTTGCTTTATCCACATTATCGGAGGTTGGTGTATCAATATCTAAAATAAGCAATAATTCTGCTATGGTATAATTGTCTATATTTGTGTCAATGTTTGTCATTAGTGTGTATATTATAGATAATATAGATTATTTATAATATACTTTTATGCATTTATTTGGATAAGTGACTAATTTTTAGTTCCTTTTTCTATGTCCGATGTATCTGTGCTGTTGGGATAATGTCTTTGGAATATTGTTTTTAACTCTTGATTCAAATGTAATCCTGCACATTTTTTATGCTTTAATAATTTATCTGGAATCATGGTAAATCCGGAACCTCGCTTTAGATGGGTTTTTTCTTTGAATAAAATGTAGTCTAATATGCTGATTAATTCGGGATTATATTGCTTTAGTTCTTCTCTCCCTATTCTGTACTCGCTCTTATAAACATAACGATTATAGTTACCTGTTTGGTATACTTTATAATATTTATCGAATTGAATTATATTTCGGATTAATCCTACACCTTCTATTTTGTTTGTTTCGTTGTTCATCTCGACGACAAATACTAATGCGTTTCCTGATATTTTATCCGTCATTTTTAGAGGTGCGCCATAAATACATCCACCATCTTTACTATCATAACATTTTAATCGATATTCTATATTTTCTGCCCACGTATTGTTGTTAAATCTGCTAGTGATTATAGGTATTTGGTCCATTGTTTAGTTTGTTTGATTTGATAGTTCGTTATTTTGCGGTTCAATTTTAATTTTAAATGTGCATCAGTAGATATATACATGAACATCCAGATTCCGCTTGCGCTTATGAATCATAATAGTTATCCTCCTTCGAATAATTCTAAAAAATATTTGACTATTGTTGCATGTAATACGGATAGTGAGATTAAATTGAATGCTACATTAAACAATTTGATGTATCTACTATTTCCTTCGAATGATGTTATTGTGATTGATAGTGTAGGTGTAAAATATGGTGATGTATTGAAGGACAAAATCAGTAGTCGATTGACGGCGCATTATATGATACCGAATGATAAATTGATGGATTTTGGAAAATGGAATTATATTTTAAATAATTATGACTATAAAAGTTATGATTATGTAGTGTTTACAAATGATTCTATTATCATTAAGGCTCCGATTTTTCATTTTTATAACTTGATGACATATCGAAATGTGGAATTATATGGGTACAATAATAGCGCGCAAATAAAATATCATTATCAGTCGTATTTATTTGGACTAAAAAGTGAGGCTTGTTTTCGATTGACACATTTGATAAATAACAAGAAACATTTGATACATGATTATGAGTCATTGATAAGACATGCGGAATTAGAATTGGTTAGTAAATTTACTAGTCAGGATTGTTTTTTGAAAATAGTGAATTCGGGTATAGTTGCTATAAATATGACTTCGTATTTTGCATTAAAAGATTCTAATATCTTTTTCACGAATGATAAATTGTATGTGAAATTATTCAAGAGCAAATTGCTGCCGTTTATCAAGATTAAGAGGATTATTTAAGGTTATGATGTTCATGTAAATCCAGATGACGAATATCTACGTTTTCTGCTGCGAGCCGTAGTCATGCGCAGCATTGTCGAAGGTGAGTGATTGAACTCCGTAGGCGCTAGCCGAAGGAGTTCTCCATACCATGCTCCTCACTTTATCTTCTAAACACCTATATCTGGGATGTTCCAACATAGTGACTAATGTAGACCATGGGCTGCAAGACTCGAATGCTTGCATACCATTTTCACAAAAATGGTTCAGAAGCGCTGGACTAAATCCCGACATCATCGACACGTTCGGTTGTGATGACATCGCTGGAAATCCATCAGTAGATCTGAGATTCCAAAAAAGCATATGTGGCGGATTAAATGGAATTCCGTATAGGCGCTTTCCAGCGGCGGCATATTTTTTTTTCATTACATCATATATAGTATCCATATTAGGAGGAGGAGCAACATCACCACCTGACTCATTGATTTGCATATCCGAAAAAATAGCCAATGTTAAATTGGATACATCGGACGGAGTAAGCTTCATCTCGATAATAGCGTCAAGAATACGATCTAAGGCCAAGTAAAAATTGGTGGAATACCCCAATTCTCCTTCTTGTAAACGTTCAACCATATCTGTAAAATTATTACAATCTTCCAGATTGTGCCATGTGGGACTGGCACAGAAAGACATGACTCGTTTACCTAGTCGTGATTTCTCTGCCACACGACATCCCATTGCATATGCACAATGTATTGGTGGTCCATCCATGGACCCAGAAAAATCAACCATGGCAATCATATCTTTGAGTGATTCTGTTTGTGTTGCATTGTTGCGCCACTGCGAGTTTAATAAGTCCATCTCTATTTGGTAGTCGTCTTGATCCGCATGTTTATATTTGCGTTTAATTAATTCAAGTGCTTGAATAGTAAAAAGTTCCATACCGACTCGCAAACCTTTTATTTCACACTCTCCCGCTGCAGCCTTCTTGATACGTTCTTTAAATTTATCCGCACAAATAATGCGATCAATCGCCTCACTCCTTTGACTTCCATCCTTCTTGACATTCAAAAATGCTTGTTTCTGTTTGCTGATGGTAATAGAAGTGGTCTTGGAATGATCAATATTTTGCCACGTATTTGCGCATTGGTCGATTTGTGTAGTGTTTAACTGCTTATTGAGGGATGACAAAACTTTTCGATAATCCATCTTGCATTTAAGTACGGCTCTATCCAGCTTATCTGGAGTAGTAGCGGTTTCAAGGTAGTTACCGAAATAAATCAACGCCAATTCTTGGAAAATCCAACCGAATTTTGTCGACTTTTCTCTAGGAGCCCATCTTGGTGCCAATGATTTTGGGGTGGTAGAAGGGCTTGATGCATCTTTGGCAATTTGATTATTCAATAGACTGAATGCATGTTGAATTAACGGATGACTTACAGGCATGAATTGTGATTTACAATAGTTGCAAAAATATTTAATGTCCTTCCATGATCCATATGAGTGCTCCGATAAATTTTCATTGTCATTTGTATTGACATTTGTATTGTCATATGACACAAATTTTTCTAATGCGAACATGGCTAGTTCTGGGAAAAAATCGTACCACACAGCGACCATCATATAGGACAGGGCATACTCACCCTTACCATTAACAATGTCACGTGTGTGTCCGATCATTTTATATAATATTGTGAGTAGCTCTTGACTCTCGGTTTTATTTGAGAGCAGACCCTTTTGTAATCTTGTCAAAATTTGTCTGAGGACTTTCGATAGTGATTCAATGGTAGATTCATCTGTTCGGGTTACTTGGAAATGAAATTGAGTGATTTTTTCTTTCAAATTATTATTCGACCAAGTATATTCAATATGTCCATTCTCTCCAATTTGCTTCGGGATTTGTGTGTCAAGAGCGTTTATTAGTGCTGCCATTTATCAATGTTATAATATATAGTTGTTTTTTCTTTAAGTTGTTTCAACTATTTTAATGTTACTCTTTGGGTAACATTGTGTTTTTTGTGACGATATACGGGGTTAATATATATTTTTTTTGTTGTATTATGAGTATGTGTGTTGTTGTTGTTGTTGTTCGCTAGCATCACCTTTTCATTATAAACAATGAATAAATTATTCAGATTGGAAAACATGTTTATGGATTGATTTAATGGTATGGCATCAATGTTTTTTATAGATGTTAGAAAGGTATTGCTACTACTACTACTACTACTACTACTACTACTACTACTACTACTACTACTACTACGATCCATTAAAAAAAATGGTACATCAGAAGGTTCCATATCAATATTATATTTTAATATGGATAAAACGGAGTATCTTTGGTTATTACTTATGCTGTTCCGTTTTAGTATTCCAATTATTTCTTCTCTAGAAACATAATTGACTGATCTCAAATGTACGACTTCTTTTTTTATTCTTTCAATCTCATTATTTGCGTTTACATAAATGCAATGTAGTTTAATATGGTGTAAATCATTTTTGTAATATTTTTCATACTCTTTATCTTGTGATTGAAAATCATCAATCCATTTGCTGTCTAAAATAGTATCTTCTTCTAAGTCTTTTTCCCATTCTTCATTCATCGTAATAATGTATTATAAATTTACAATATAATAAACTCAGAAAACTTCGGCTAACGCCTACGTTTTCCTACATAATCCTACGATTGACTTTGGCAATCCTGTCTAGTTCTTTTTGTATTCCTGTTAATCCTGTATACAATAATACTGACACAAATGCCAATAAAATGTATATAACTATATAATATTGATAGTTATATACAAATGAAATAATATTACTGATAGAAGTAGTGATTACATATATAGGTGTAATAATTACGCTATCAGGAATAACAAGGAAATGAACAGGTGTTCTATGATTAAATAATGCGTATTCCATTTTTCAAAATATGGGTATTTATAATGTTGAACAAAACTTATATCATACAAAATACATCAATTTTTTTATTATTCCTATCTGTTAGTAATTATCATATTCATATTCATAATAGTTGTCATATATTTCTTCTTCTTCCATCTCTTCTTCCTCATGAATTATAATTTTTAAATATATCCTATCATATTCTTCTATACCATTTAAGTCTATGAAATTTTCTTTATATCGTTCCCATTTGTGAACCATTCGATTAAATATATAATTTGCATGTTCACTATATTCTTCTAGTGATAATTTATCGGAGCCTTCTTTTAATACAGATTTGGATGATGGTTTCGTTACTACATTACGATTGTTGTCATAAGATAAACTTACCCATCCTGGTTCTAATTTTATTTCATTACTTTCTGGAATAATGATTTCTTGGGTAGACGCCTTCATATAACTTAATGCTTGCAATTCGTTGTCTGATTTCACAGATATAGTATTATTTTCAATAAAATCAGGAAAATCCTTTTCCATCATATTGAATGCCTTCGCCTTGTTTTTGTCTGGTGCATTATATGGTTTAAAATTAGAAGACCTTTGATCTGTGGTATTATTGTTGATGTTGTTTTGTTGTGCCTTGAAAATATTCATAATAAAGTAGTTTTATTATAAGTGTATTAGCTGGATTATCTAGTAGTACTATACATAATATAGTACTATTACTCTAAGCTAGTTTACTATATATTCTATGGATCTATAGGGGTTATTTGAGATCTTAATTTATCTTTTACTATTTGTAATACGTCTTTCAGGTCACCTCCTTCTTTTGCCCTTATTAATTCAACAGAATCATACCAATAAGTTGTATGTTCATCATCTGACCAACGCCAATCTGAAATACCTAACAACAACCACGTTTTAACATTTAATACGCCTGCTAAGTGAACTATATAGGTATCAATACTAATTAATAGATCTAAATTTTGTAATAAATGAATAGTATCTTCAAATGGTGTTTCAATATCAATATCATAATGAGTGATTCTATCTTTAAAACTAATATTATTTAAATCAGGTTCCAATTCGCCCTTTCTATGAAGACAAATTAATTCTATATCTAGATCACAAAGGATTTCAAATTCTTTCAAAGGTATATTTTTTTCTACATAGGATAGTACTAATCCATTATAAACAAATCCGACTTTGTATTTTTTTAATGAACTCGTTTTATCCTTCCAAAAAATTAACTTATCTTCGTGGGTTTTGATATAATTTATTTTATTAGGGACAATAGTGGTTACATTTAATATTTTTGGCAAGGACATAATATATAACTTATAATCATAATCGAATGCATTATTAGATACTAGTATGTTATGTATAATTTCAATATTATTATACGTCTTGAAAATGTGTGCTAATTCTTTTTTGCAAAAATAGGTAATTTTCATGGTTGGATATTTTTCCGACAACTCAATAATAAATCTATAATATTGAATATTGTCACCTAATCCTTGTTCCGCCAAGAGTAATAATTTGCTACATTTATCTGTACCATTCCAGTATGCTAACGGAACATCTAATCTTTCATTTGCATTTGTCTGCTTATTTATATTATTATAAGCCAACCTATTTTCGTATAACTCAAGCCCGGTTTTAAAATCTTTTTTTGACAAATAATTAAATGATAATGTGTATAATTTAATTGGATCATCCCCTTTTTTTATTGCCTTTTTATAATATTTTATGGATTTATCATATTTTTTTGTATAATAATATATTTGTCCCAACAAACTGCTTGTTTGACTATTCGTATTATCCAACTCATACGATCTTAATAAATTTATTTCTGCTGCTTTATAATCTTTTAAATTTATACTGCACATTCCTATGCTAGAATACACCTGAGGGATTTCTTTTATTTTTAATACTTTGTTGAAATAATGTATGGCTAATTTAAATTGATTTATATTACTATAACATACTCCTATTTGGTTTGTTATTACACCAATGGTGGACATATTTGTTTTTTCTGTTTTTAATATTTTAACATAGCATGCAACTGCATCATAATACTTTTTTTGGGATTCATATATTGCAGCCAATTCTTGCAAATATTTATTCACATTTGCCGGATTTGTTTCTATGATTTTTGTATACCTCTCTATGTCATCCATAATCTAATATTGTGTGTAACTTTTTATATCCATTAATTCGGATTTTAATATTGAATTAATTTTATTTTTTGTGTCACTTCTTTTGTCATTTGTTATATAAACACGTCTAGCTAACCCTATAAATTCTTCATCAAATTCACAACGTTTTTCTTTCTCTCTTATTTGATCTTCAATTACCCAAAGCTCTTCATTTATTTCCTTTAATTCATTGACTAATTCAGGTTCCAGGAGATACTTGTCTATATATGTTTTTAAATATGTCAATTCTTTTTCTACCATGATCAATTTGTGTTCCTGTGTAATTCTCTCTTTCTTGATTTGTAAAATAGTATATTTATCAAATAATTCACCAATAGACACGGGGACACGACATAAGTTTGCTTCCATTACTATGAGTACATAAAAAATAATGATGAATATAACTAATTTATTAGTATGTACTATTTTAGTTTAAAGGATTACCTATAGTTATAGTGTCTCCTAACAGCAAACTTTTTCTATACTTACAAAAATTTACTTCAAAACACCTATATCATTTACAGGAGATCGCAAAATATCATAATTGTTAAAATGCATTGGAGCATGTATAATAAGATTATGGAGGAAAACGGATGGTCGCATCGCGACCAGCAGTTTTCTGATTATATTCCGTAGGCGCCAGCCGAAGGAATATTCATCCATTTACCTTCGGTAACTAGTGCTGCTCGCGCAGTCAAAGGCGAAGGGTGAACGGAATGGAGGAAAACGTAGACGACGCGCAGCGAGTCGAAGTTTTCCGATTATATTCCGTAGTTGCCGGAGGCAGCCGAAGGAATATGAATATATGTGTAATATATCATAGTTTTTATCCACTTTAGTGTGGGTATTAGCTTTATTTTACACTTTACAAAAAAAATATCCACATATGAGTGGATTTGTTTTTTTTTATTTTATACTTCTCAAGTATAACATAAAATTTATAGTTTATGAGTTTTTCTGGTGTTGCATCCTCTAAATGTCGTCGATATCCACATCAGCTTCCTCTTTGTCTTCCTCTTTTTCTGCTACAAATGAGGTTGATTTTATAGCACTCGCAGAACTTAATTTTAATGAATTTGATGGAGCTTTTGAAATACTATCCATCAAAGTATTGTAATCATCCTCGCGTTCATCGGTAAATCGTACACCATCTTCTGCTGGTGTAAATGAGTTCGCACTATCATTTTCCAGGAATTTTGTCCAATTTATATGAGTTGCACGTGATCTTAATTTATCTTTATCTTGGTCTAAATACACCTCTA